TCAAATAATGTGTCAACACTAGCTCTTACATCTTGACAGTCAGCATCTGTGTATCTACCAGCTGAGTTTGAACTGTCATGTGTAATTGTAAGATCAAAACTCTGTGTCTTACCATGGTCACCTCTTACTACAACCTCGTTGTTAGCAAGAACTAATTTACAAATCTCTCTAGCATGTTCGATACAACGAACTGATTGGAACTCCTCGTCATCTAGGTGAGGTGTACCAACATAATACTTCGCAGCATCCCATACTTTATTGTTACCACCATGCTGTACGTTGAAAGCAACTGCCTCAACAATGTCTACGATGTCATCAATACAATCTTGTCCGTTACCTGTAGGAACGTGTAGTGTAGGATCTTCAGCAAGTTCCCAAGCATATGCCTCAGCACCGATAAAGTCTTTGTTAGCGATCAATAGATCGTGAGCATCAACTACCTTATTATTAGCAACTTCAAATCCAAAGTCAGCATTCATTCTACCGACTGCTATGTCAGCAATGAACTGTCTGTTAGCCCATATTAAGTTACGAGCATCAGCATGCTTATTACCTTGACCTGATCCAGCTGCGTCAGGAGTGATTGTAAAGTCTCTAATCTGTGTAAGACCATGACTACCCTGTATAGTAACAGGATCATTTCTCATGATCTGTATAGCAATATCTCTTGCGTGGTTGAATGTCTCTACAGATTCATTCTCTTCACCTACGACATGAGAACCATCAACGTAATACTTAGCACCATCCCATACTTGGTCGTTACCACCGTATGCTAGGTTATATCCCATTGCCTCACAGTAGTCAACAATGTCATCAATACATGCTTGGTTACCAGTAGGAACCTGATATGATGGGTTGTTGGCAAGCATTCTGTCTACTGCTTCCTGAGCAATAAACTGTTTGTTAGCAAGGATTAGTGATGTACCATCAGCAGATCTATCTACAGGAGGTACAGAGTTAGGTGTCTGCCATGGAGCAGGAACTGTTATTGTAACGTCTCCACTGTCTGTACTCTGACCACTTAAGATAATGGTAGCAGTTCTATGGTCAGCAACATCATCTATGATGTATGAACCATCAGGAGTAGCACCAGAGAATACTATACTATATGCGTTCTTACCAAATACACCATGTCCTCTTGGGCAGACTATTGTCATCACATCGCCTGAGCATGTGTATGTACCCTTTCTTGTAAATGTTGTAGATGTTCCTGCGTTATTTAATTTCTTAACATATGCGTATGATTCAAGAGCAATGTAGTCAAGGTTATTATTGATTGTCTCAGCACCATCTCTTTGCTTAGACATCTCCTTGAAGTCAGCACCAAACTCAACCTTTTCAAATGCGTAAGGAGAGTTCCTTAATGACATCAAAGCATAGTTTGTAGCAGAACAAACCTGTTGGTCTCCAGATGGATCGAAGTCTGTAGCAAACTTAGAACATGAACCTCTGACTACAAACTTAAGTGAGTAACCATCAGCACGTTCTATACGATGTGTGACGTACTTTCTTCCATTGAAGTCACCAAGGTTATCAAAGATAGCAGCACTACCAGATCTAGTAACACTGTCTGACCCTCTGATTATAAAGAATATTTCATTTGTTGATGCGTTATATCTGGCAACACCAGCTCCTAAGTTAGAACTACCACCCAAAATAGTAGCAAAATCACTCTGTGCTTGTGCTAATGTACCAGCTCTATATGTCGCAATATGGAATGATTTATTTTGATGCTGACTACCAGTACCACTAAAGTTAATACGAATACCAACACCCTTATCAGCTGGAGGAACATCAGAAAGACTGATCAACGTTGGCCAGATCGTATTCATCTTAGAAGGATCTGTATTAGCAACCGTGACTGTAAGAGTATTACCTGACTGGGTGTATGTACCGCTAGCACTGTTACCAAAGTCTAAGGCACTGTATGGTAGACCATACATATGGACTTCTTGTCCTGCCTCATAGTCATGACCAACAAAAGGTATACCTTCTATTGTTCTAGAAGCAGCGGTTACCTCGAATGAGATACCTCTATATGTTTGCTGTGTTGCTAATGACGTATCAACTTGGTTGATGTCAATAACGTTGAGTGCTTTTTCAAACCTGTTGTAACCTTTACCTATACCTGTGATAGGAAGGATAACAGGAGCATCAGCACCAGATATATCAATATTGGTAGCATCGGCTTGAGTGTTACATACTTGGAAATAATTGTTATCTACTTTGTAGACATAATATAAACCATTATTTGTGAGACCACCTATATCTCCTGCTTTTGAAGAACGATAGTATACACCATTACCAGTGAATAAACCATGCTTAGGGAAATAGAATGTATTGTCTTTTACACTAACTCTACATGTGAATAATGTATGCTCATCTCCTGTACCAGGATCACCTAGATCTCTTCTACCAGTTGTTGTCTGTAAGGCAAGTGCGTCGGCAGCTGTGTCATATAATTCAACATGATTGTCATCAATACTACGTATGAAGTATGATGTTCCATCTACTAATCCAGATGGAGCAGTACCACCTTCATTCTCTACTTTATATTCTACCTTAAAACCAGTCTTTAATCTGTGTAGAGGAATGGTAATCTGATTTGTAGTAGCATCTACGATAGTAGCAGAACTACCATCAAAACGTAATGTTTCTGTCTCAGAGTTAATTACCCACTGATACCTTTGGTGTTTGATAACCTCAGTTTCAGGTCTTTGTGATTCTCTATCAGCAACGTCGAGTGAGTCAGATGGTGAAGCACCTGTCTTAACGATGTTAGCGTAGACATCAGCATAGTATAATCTTTCAGCGAGCTGGAAGGTTGATTCATCATCATCCATCAGTACCGTGATAGTACCAGATGAGTATGGTGATGCTTGAGGACCTGTAAATGTGACAGCTTCAATGATCGCTCTAGCAGAAGATGATCCACCCTCTACAGCATATCCAACAAGTAATGTAGTATTGTCACCCGTATGGTTTTCAAATGTAATAGCAAAGATGTTTCTACCTTTGTTTTCCAAACCTGGTGAGAACTCAAATGGTTCTAGGTCTGGTTCATACATTAACCTTTGCTTATCGTCAAACACATAAGCATACTTCCATGTAAAGTCAGGAGATCCATTAGCATCTAAGTGGTCTCTGAATACAACACCCGCACAATACGTCTCGTTTGACGCTTTGATCATGTGTCTGTCCATGTTTAATGGACGTAGGATAACTCTTCTTAAGTTATCTCCAATCAACGAACAGTTGAATGGTAGAGATATTGGGTTGTCTTCTACGTAGTCACCACCTGAACAGATGATAGAAACGTATTCAGGAGTCTGTGTATCTTGCTGTAAACTATAAGCTATCTGAGCAGCTTTCTTAATTGTACGAACTGGTTTAGCAGCTGATCTACCATCGTTAGCATCATCACCAATACCAGCTATAGATGATACGTAAACACGACCACCATTGTCAGCAGTAGCAACGTCATATACAAACTTGGTAGTAGCAATTCTATTGTTCTGTGTCTGACGAGGAGGGTTGTCAGCAGTAGGATAGTAGATTGTGCCGAAGTCAGCAGCAGTTGGGTCTGTCTCTTCAAAGTTAATTAAATTAGGACCTCTAAGGTCTAGTCCCTTAGTAACAAACTCGTTAGTAACGTCTAGGTTTCTAATTTGAGCAGTATCTGAGATGATAGATCTTGTAGTTCTGATCTGACCTTCTACGTCTAAGTCAAACTCAGGGTTGGTGTTGTTGATACCAACACGAACGTTACCTGTACTACTCTTGGTTATGAATATAGCGTCTTCTTCGTCAGCACCTGAACCGATACTGAACTCCATCTTATCTGAAGCGTTGATAGTTAATGATCTAACACTTCTATATGATATTGTTGTGGCAGCTTCAATAAAGTTTGTGCCTGTACCTGTGATTGTAAATGTATCTTCGTCTACTACTGTTATTGTATAATTTCCTGCGTCAAAAGTCCTTAATAAGCTGTCAGAACCAGGCTTAACATATAAGAGATCGTTACTATTTAATTTGTGAGCAATAGATGTAATAGTAACTATACCATTAGCACGTCCATACGTAGCACTCGTCCACGGTCCCTGCGGGACTAGACTTGTACCCTCTATTCTCTGTTGCGAAGAACTCTGCCTAAGTGTCATCTTTTAAACCAGTTTATGCTGTTGATACTTTTGTGATATCAATGATACCAATCCACTTCACTGTTGAAGTAGTCGAAACTGCTTCTACATCAAAACTAAAGAATGCGTTACTTCCTATCTGGAACGCTACAGGAGTCACCGTCCATGTCTCTACACCAGGTAGATGCTCATGTATGACATTTTCATACTGTGCTTGGAGCGTAGGAACACCATTGGTGTCCACTGTAATCACTGCATCAAATGCTGACGCAAAAACATATATGTTATTATTTACCTCTTGACCAAATACCTTTGCCTTTACAAATGCCACACTGTTGTGACCTAAAGGAGGTGTATTTGTTGAGGTGTTTGTACTACCATCAAAACTTAAACGAAGTAAGTTGTTAGCTGGATCTGTTGTCCTTTTACTAATGAAAATATCATTAGTTGCATCGGTAAAATCATCGGCAACCATGTGGATTGCTGAGATGTTCTTCAGTTCGAGGTTAGGATTTAATACCTCTGTCGAACCTACTCCGAACCCGCCTATTGATGAGAAATTTTTTGTTGCCATTGTATAGGGTTACCTTCGATTATTTATACCTTAACTTTAGTTGTAGTAAAGCGTCCAGTGAAAGTTGTTGAACTGCTAGCCTGTGTTGATTTATTTAATGATATAGTTACGTCATCAGCGTTCACTGTAACAGAAGCATCCATTAGGTCATTATCAGATGTAATGGAGTTTGTGATGGTGGCATGTGCCACTGTTCCTCCTACTCCACATATAGATGTGACCTCAAGCATATGAACTTTACCGTCATTACTCTCAAGAGTAATAAGTGTCTTAGCACCCTTGTATTGTGTTTTGACAAATTGTACGATAGATGCTGAAGTTGAGAATGATGTAATTTCGCCACCCTCTACTCTTGCTGAATCTAATTCAACAAATGTAGCAGTAGAATCTAGAACTGTTAGGTAACTTGTTGCTCCACCCGCATTGTAAGTTCTGTTGACTTTAAGTCCTGCTTCTGCTCCACTAGAATCTAATGACAAGAACTGCTTGTCACCATTCATGTTAAAGCGAAGTTCGCTTTGTAAAGCACTGATCTTACCATGAGCAACGTCAGCATTACTCAACGTCTCTACAGTGAATGTTATGTCAGTACCAGCTCCACCACCAAGTAAACCACCACCGATAGTGATTACTTCCCCTGCCTCATAGTTACTACCACCAGTATTGATAGTGATGGTTGTGATAGTACCATTGGCATCAGTTGATAGATCAAAGGTAGCACCAGATCCTGCGAACTCAGATACACCCGCTATGCCAGTGAATGATGATGATACATCATATGCGGCTGCTGTAGCATTGAATGATCCTGAACTAGCACCTAATGTACCGTCGGTAAAGCTAGCAATAGTACCAGAAACTAGCTGATGCTTCAAGAACATTCCACCAACTATTTCTGTATCCTTGCTTCCTCTAACTTTTAATAGTGATACACCTTTTCTTTGTACATCTATTGTATCTGTTCCTGTCGTACCATTAAGAGTTAGTACTCCATTAACATCAATTATCTTAGTAGTCTTAAGAGTAAATCTATCTTTGTCTATTGATAAAGAATTAAATCCTTCGTTATAAAATTCAAATGTATCTTCGTCAGAACCAGGTGTAACCTCAGTTAATATGTAAGTATCTTGGTCAACGTCACGTACACCACCAAGTGATACGTAATCAATACCATTGTATCCTTCAAACTGCGATGTTGTAGTATTATATCTGATACCACCAAGGTAGGTGTCAGCAGCATCTGGTCTATTGTTTGTGTTACCAACTGGAACTATAAGTGTACCAGTAGTATCACAAAGAATATTTTTAGCAGGACCAGGTTTGAATGCTATACCTGTACCAGCTACATCAACTATAACAACTTGCTGTACAGAGTCAGTTCCTACAATAGCAGGATCAAGAGTTACCTGATCACCCGCTTGATAATCTTTACCACCTGTGTTGACTACAACAGATGTGATAGAGCTGCTTACAACTGTAACATCAACAGTACCACCAGATCCTTTTCCAGTTCCTGTTGCTGTAATTGCTACGTTTGTAAACGTACCATCAGTAAATGTAGTACCAGATCCAGTTGTGTTTAGTGTAACTAACGATCCAAAACTATTTGATACACCCGCAGCAGTATTCTGTAAAACTGCGTCAGTAATCTTTAATCTACCACCTGACTGTAAATAACCTGAAGCTTCAAGGTCACCTGTACCCATTGCGATATTGAATACAGTATTACCACCATTATCAATCTTAAAGTTTCTACCAACAAGACCTGTAAGAGTTACTCCACCATTTCCTTTTGGTGTAAGTGTAATATCTACGTCAGCATCAGTACCAATCGCTGATATAGATGCGTCATTATTAATTTGTAAACCTTTAGCAGATGTACCAGTGATGATAGTTGCGTTAGCAACGTCAACTCTTAATACAGGACTAGCAGTTGTTGTAGTGTCACCTACTTGGAAATCGTTAGCTAGATTAAATGATGTACCATATACTGCCTTCTCTATACCCGCTATTGCTATACCAAACTCATCAGGATTTTTGTGGAAGAGACCTGTTGTGAGTGAAGTTGCGAAATTTAAACTTGGAGCAGCTGCTGTACCATCAGCAAGATTTGCTGTTACATTTGTAAGTGCTACGTTACCTACAGTCTGTGTTAGATCACCTTCTAGAGTTAAGTTACCTGTCTGAGTGGTGTCACCAGTTACAGTCTGGGTACCTGTGATTGATAATGTATCAGCAGCTTCATCACCAAGAGTCATATTACCCTTGACTATTAAGTTACCATCGGCAGTGATGTTACCAGTTGTTGTTATATGTCCAAACTCACCTTCTACTTGGAAGACTGTTGCTTGCTTACCAATACTTAATGTACCCTCATATAGGGTTGGGTCTTTAGTACCAGCTACTTTAAATGCGTCAGATATAAGAGCAGAGTCATGTGTAAACTCAAATCTATCAGAACTTGTTACACCACCTACTGTTAACTGGAATGGGTTACCAGATGTAGAAGGTCCTGACTCGTTACCAGAAACACGTGGTATTAATGTTTGTCCTACGTTATATCCAAAACCACCATCAGAGACAGTTACATCTCTAATAAAACCAACTTTAGTAACTGTATACTGGAATCCAGAACCACTACCACCAACATCTCCCTGATCTACAGAAAGAACATCTCCTACAGTATAAGGTCCTCCATCAAGACTAATATTAGTTACTTCGTTTATGACAAGTGTATTAGCAGTTAACTGCATCGCAAGACCACTTCCAGTCCCACCTACATCAGCTTGTCTTGCTTGAATTACATTTCCAATACTATAGTTTTCACCTTGTGCGTTACTAAAGACCTGTGTAATCTGTCCACCTTCGACAGTAACGTCTATTGATAATCCTGTACCATAACTTCCTGCTGAACCAGAGTTAATAGTAACACTAGCACCCATGTTAGCATGACTAGAACAGATATAATCTGCTGTCTCTCCTGCTACGCCAGGTCTCAATACAACGTCAGTGTATGCTCCTGCTGAACCAGGTGTTCCTACAGAAACTGAAACGATATCAGTAGCTAGAGTTCCACCATCTTCTCTACCCATGGTGATTGGGTGTCCTGCGTTAGAGGAATCACTTTGATCGAAACGATAGGTATTACCCTCGATCATTGTGATAGCTGCCTGTGTACTACCGTCTATGACATATACATCATCAGGTGGAGGTGTACCAGGATTTGATATTACTGTGACAGTGAATGTCTGTGTTGGGTTATTATAAACACTTACTGAATCATATTGTCCGTCTGTATATCCACTTCCTGCGTTTGTTACGTTGACTACCCAACCTGGTACTCTAAAGTCAGCACTAGCAGTCTGTGTTGGTTCTGTACCACCACTTACGAATGTAAAGTTAACACCTTGATAAAATCCTGCTGTGTAGGCACTACCATTATTTGTTATATTACCAGTCAGTGACTGGATATTAACTGATGTTTGAGCATCTCCACCAGCTCCACCAATAAGTGTCAATGTAGGAGCAGTGTCGTAACCAACACCAGGACCAGTTATCTCAATACCAGATAGTCTACCGTTTCTCTTACTGAAAGCTGGTGCTAGAACAGCATCGGTAATTGGATTACCACCAGTAATTAAGATTGTAGGAGTAAAGTTATAACCCGCACCAACTTCTGTTATATTGACAGCACCGATTGGGAAACCGATAGTTGATGTAGCAGCACCGCCACTACCTGTACTATCTCCTGTAGAAGCTGCTATTGAAACAGTTGGAGCAGATGTATATCCACTACCTCTAGAGTTAATAGCAATATTATTAATAGATCTACCACAATATACTTGAAGAGAAGCAGCACTTGCTCCTAAGTCTTCTGAGAACGTAATTGAAGGTAAAGAGTTACCATCATATAATGTACCTTGCTCAGTGATTGTAATTCCTGTAACTACACCAGCTGATGCTGTAAGAGTTGCTTCAGCGTTAACACCCTTTAATGAATGTGACTCAGCACTGGTAGCATCAGCAGATGGTGATAGAGATATAGCAGAACCACCTTGTGATGTTGCTAGTCCAAAGTTGTCACCCGACTTATTAACAACGTAATAGATTGTACCAGAGTTTAATCCGACACTCTCAGATCCTGAGTTATTGTCATAAACAATTCTTAGGTTGTTAGTAAATGGGTTGTTAGGAAGAGTAAATGTAGTACCAGATATGTCACTGAACGTATCAAATGTAACCTGATTAGGTTCTTCAATAGTGATAGTTGGTGTACCTGTATATCCAGTTCCACCGTCACTAATGTCAATTCTGTTAATTACACCATACTGTTCTAAAACTGCTGTGGCATCAGGGTTTGTACTACCCGCAGTAAATGAGATATCAGGAGGTGAAGTGTAAAGTGAACCAGGATTGGTTACAGTAACATTCTTTAGTGAACCATCATTAGTGTCGATAGTACAAGATGCTGTACCATTGACAGCAGGGTTTGTATCTAATGTTAGCGTTGATGAACCGCCAGTATATCCATCACCTGTATTAGCAACAGTGATTGCTGATAACTTCTCAGTAGAGATGAGAAGGTTCGTATCGGATAATAGTCCATAAGCGTTAAATCCACCTCTTCGTTGTTGTTGACCGAGGAAGATATCAATAGAACCAGTCTGAGCAGTGTTGAAACTACCTACCTTATTTTGGTCAAAGTAAGCGTTCTCGTTAAATATTACCTCACCGTTAAATGTAATGTCTTCGTTACCCGCAGGGTCGATTAGTAGAGCACCACTTGTAGTAGAGAAAGTGTTACCCGCTAGTCTTATATTACCTGTCTCAATGTATGCAGGATAGATGTTTGTAGTACCAGTGGAGTCAGATAATCCAATACTGGTTGCTTGCTGTGATGATGATGTTGACTGGAAGTTAACATTACCTGTCTCTTGGTCAACTAAGAATACTTCACCAACTCTGAAGTCACCCTTCTGGTCAGTAGATGAGTAGAATACTCTACCACCATTAGTTTCTACAACTTCATTAGCTTGGTTTGCTAGAGATGTATCATTGGTAAAGTCTTTACCCGCACCAATGTACATGAAGTTGTGTGCTGATAGAATCAGTTTACAACCATTACCATCAGAAACAGCACCTTTTAAACCATAGATGTTAGCAGATGCTATAGACTTTAGTTCACAACCAAAGGCACTATAGTCAACAAGTGAGATACCTGTAGCAGAGTCAAAGTTATTAGAACGAACATCCTTTGGAGAAGGAGTGTCAGCAAATGTTGTTGATTGATCTGTACCGTTGAAGTGTACTAGAAGAACTGTATCAGTATCTGTACCATACTCTGAAGATGGTGGTGTAAAAGCTGATGTATATCTTGCTGATAAACCTGTTGAAAGTCTAACCTCGTCAATCTTACCTGTGAAGAAGTTACCACCAGTTGTTCCATAATCAGAACCAATGTTTAATGGTTTGGTCTTACCATAGTTGTTAGCATCAGTATAACTACCAACTAGAACACCATCAAGGAATAGTCTTGTAGTTAGTGTACTACTGTTAGTGGGGTTATGACGTGCTACAGCAACGTGATGCCAAGTATTAAGTGATAAACTACCACCACTAATATGTTCTGTAGTTCCAGAACCATACTTTAATGTACCACCATTCTGATATAGTCTAGGTGCTACGTCTGTATCTGATCCAGTACGAAAGTCAAATATAGTGCTAGTACCAGTGGTTGATGTAGGATATATCCAAGCCTCAGCACAGAATTTTGCTGTACCAAATCCAAAATCTTCTAGAGTTTCAATACTAACAAAGTCACCAGTACCATCAAGTTCTAGTGACGCAGTTCCAAACTTCTTGATTGAAGTATCCAGTCTAGCATCAGCTTGAGGTGTAAGAGTTTTACCTTCCTCTAATGCTGTAGTAAACTGTCCAGTACCTTTTCCTGATAGGTATATGTAAGTCCCATCATTAGATGCGATAGTACCTTGACCAACTGCTCTTTTGTAGGTAATGATACCACTACCACTATTAGATGTTTTAGCGAATGTAAATGTATTAGCGTCTACCTTTGTACACTCATAGAAGGCGTTTGCTCCATCTATTGAAGCAAGTACCCAATCACCAGTAACAACTGTGTGAGCAGTGTTTGTGACTGTTACAGTGCCACTACCGAAGGTATATGAACCAGACTGATATTGATTCTCTAATTCAAATATTTGTTCACTAGCTGAGAACGTACCAGTTGTTCCAGATAGTTTTAATCTTGTTTGTCCAGTACCATGCTTACCTGTAGCACCCTGTATACCTTTGATACCTTCGTTAGCAAAGTATATAAAAGAGTTCTGCCACTCACAACGAACACCGTTAGTTAAGAGTATACCAACTGAGTTGGGTACGATGAATGTTGCTTCGTTGAATAATATTGATGTCTCTAGTGTGTTTGCGTTAGCAATAGCACCATCTAATTTAGCACCACGTCCTGCGTCCCCTGCGTCAAATCCATAAGGGTCACTAGCAGATGTGGTTGATCCTTTGTTTAATACTGTAACTCTCTGTACATAAGCACTTCTCTCTGAGTTCCAGTCGTTAGCAGCAACGAAGGCATAACCTGTGTCATTACTACTGTTGTAGAACATGTCCTTAACAGTCAGTTCACAAACAGTGGTGTCACCATTTAGAACGAAACAGTTAAGATCGTTTGTTGCTGTTGTGGGATATATCTGTGTACTTCTTAATCCTGCACCTCTAACTGTAACACCATCAGGGACTGTTAGGGGAAATTCTTCTTGATATTCACCAGCTGCTATGTTGACTGTATCTCCAGATGTAGCAGTGGCTAAGGCATATTTAATTGTAAGGAATGGAGTAGAGCTATGCCTACCTCTATTTGCTCCACCTAATAACGCAGCTGCGTCTGTACCTGTCTTAGCAACGAATAGATGATTACTAGGACCATTAGTAATATCAGACGCTAGCATAGACGCAGTAACACTAGCGGTGTTTGGAGCCGCGTTACCTATCTCTACGATAGTACCTGAATTGTTTACAAAGAGTTTTTTGTCCGCAATATTAATTGCGACTTCCTTATCGACTAGATCACTATTGGTCGGTGTCGCGTTCGGGGTTATCGAGCTCTTTAGTTTGATCCTCGTTGCCATTTATAGCATTCTCTGATGATTGATCTTGTATACTATTTAACTGGTTTTGTAAATCCAGTATCTTCGCCTCAAGCATAATGTTGGATAATGTCAGTTCAGAAACTTTACGTTGTAATGTTGAAATAATAATGTTTACGTTCATGAGTTTTCAGTGTTAGAAAACGCCTCCATCTAAGGTGTCTGTCCATACAGGAACGCCTCCTGCTGTGACTGTTAGAACTTGGAATGAAGTTGTTGCGTCAGAACCTGTACCAGGTGATGCCATGTTAGCAGCAGCTGTTACGGCCAATGGATTTGTACCGTCACCATAAGGAATACCATACTGAGTAAAGGTTGAAATACCTGTACCACCATATTGTACTTCGAGGTCTGTATCTAGTTCTAGGTCACCAAGTACAACTGTACCTCTGTTACCTGTTACACCAAATACTGTAGCAGTGTCTGTAGCATTCTCAATGAATGTCCAAGCACCAGCTCCGTCAGCACCTCCAGTGCGATCATAACCAAAGAAACCAAACTGAGCAGCACTACCTGTGTGATAGTGTACTTTAACACCTCTATCTAGTCCATCACTAGCATCTCTAGTAGCGACAATACTTGCACCACTATCTATGTTACCAGTAATTGCCTGATCTAGAGTGATCTGCTTAAGACCTGTGTTGATAGAAGCAATGTTTGTTGAGTTTGCTATGCTTGTTCCAGTAACGTCATCACCAACATTTAATCCTACCACTCTGTCTACAGTTAGAACTGTAGCACCTGATGTAGCGGATGCTGTCAATGATAATGTAACTGTAGGATCACCTAACTCGATTGTAGGATCATTAACAGACATTGAAGCACTGTTAACTGTAGTTGTTGTACCATCAATCTGTAGGTCACCTTTAATGATAACCAAACCTTCTGAATCATTACCAGCTGGGAATGGGTCAATGATCATCTCTGTACCAGCTGTAGTTTCAATTCTATTAGAATCAAACTTTAACTGGTCAACAGTCAACTCTCCAGTTATGTTCTGAGTAGCGTTGATTGTTTGTGTGCCTTGAAACTCAACTCCTGCTGTAAAAGTAGTTGTTGCGTTAACAGTCATGGTATCTGTGTTAGCAGTACCAAGAGTTACATCATCATCTACAACTAAGTCTTTGATCCATGCTTTAGCACCAACTGCTAAACCACCTGATACCATTACAGCAGCAGTCGTGGAGTTAGACGCTGTAGTAGTATCAGCAAATGTTACTTGAACACCTGTGTCATACTGCTGATCAGCACCAGCCCATCTTAGTTTGTCTAGAGTTGTCTCATCATAATATACACGTGCGTCATTTCCTGTACCGAACTTTAGGGGGATATCGTCCTGTATAAGAACTGAAGCAGCTGTGTTACCACCTGACACTCTTCTGACTTGTAAGTCACCGTCAGAGTCGTCCCAGACTAACTCAAGGTCACCAGTGGTTCCGAACTCTACTTCTTGACCATCTTGGAATACGACCTTACCAGCTCCGTTAGCACCTATGATTAGGTCTGCGTCTGTTGTGCTTGTGTTGATTACGTTACTATCAATCTGTACGTCATCAACCAACCATTGATCTATTTTACTATTACTATCTACAATGACAGTGGAATCTGAGGTCAGTGTACCATGTACCTGATCCATCATGTCAGTGAAATATTTACCACCTACAACCTGAGCCGCAGAGTTGTTGTCTCCAACAAATATTCTGTCTCCCAAGTTTGCTTGCGTTCCCGCACCTACGGTAAGAGCTAATTCACCAAATTCAATGGTACCTGGTGCTGCTGTTCCCGTACTTCTTTTGACCAGTAGCTTTGATGCCATTAGAATGTACCCCCGTTAATCGTTATGTTGTTTAATACTGTTGTTGGTATGAACTTAGCTATACTTGTTTTGTACATAAGAACACTACCGTCTTGTAAACCGCCTGAGCTTGTGTCTGTCAGGTCAACGTCAGCTAATGCACCAACGTTTCCACCCCCACCGCCTGTAGCGACGCGGGTTACTCTTGGAATTGATTGATCTCCAAATCTTAACCTTGCCATTAAAGTGTTACTCCCTCAAGTACGCTTACTGTTCCTTCTAACACTCTCGTCTTTAGACCAGAGGGAGAAGTTATTACGACATCATATACATATCGCCCAGACTTCATTGATGTAGTCTGAACTGCATTTAGTGAAAGTTGTACACGACCCGCTGTAACAGGTGTCATGACTGCCGCTGTAACTGTCACAGAAGAACTACTTGTGTAATGCTTCTTAATTAGTGATGCTACTGTATATCCAGTCATATCAAATTCAGTTCCGTTATCGTTCTCAACGGTGAAGTCAATATTGAAATCGGAACCTTGATATATGAGTAAGTTGGATACCGCAGATGCCATGGTATAGAATTTTCCCTAAAGAGTATTTATCTCAGAGTTATTTATCGCTTTTTTCGACTAGAACTTGAAGCATAGACTTGAGTTCTGAAATCTCATCTTTGAGATCTAGAACTTCATCACGCTTCTTGCTAGCTTCAGCACGGGCTTTGATATATGCCTCGTACGCAGCACGATCCGTATTAACAATAGCATTGCTTTCTGGATCTCTTCCTAGGTGTTTATGATCTTCTACTTTTATTAAACCTTTCTCGTCTCTTGGGTCTAAAATCCCCTGTTCTCTACGAGCAGTGATTTGTTTCTCTCGTTCTCTGGCTATTGCCTCAAAGTCTTCCATTATGCCAATGCAATGATTCTTAGGTCTTTGACTCTTGGTATGTAAGGTTGATTATAGTTCTTAAGAACTATCTTAAGTTGGAATCCATCATAAGCTGGAGCGTCATCTAATGTGTATTCAAAATCACCGAAGACAAATGGATCATTTTGAGGAACCATTAGTCCACTGTCGGGACGACCATCCGTGTTAAAGAACTCAAAGTTCAAGTCATCAGTGTCCCCAGTATAACCTACTGGTACTAACTTGTACATTACCTGTATCTCGGAGAACTCAAATGTATTGGCTGCCATTGCCACTTTGACACCAGTAGCGGAGTTATCCAATCTAGCGAGTCTAGTGATGTATATAGCAGCGTTCTCATCACCTATATTTGATGATGGAGTAACATTGTTGATGAGGTTCGCAGTAGTTGTGACACTCATACGTTGTGTGTCTACTACAGGAGATAGGTGTGTAACGTCAGAGAAGAAGTTTAACTCTAAGTCTAAAGATTTACCACCTGACATGTTACTAATTTCGTTTTGCTTAGAAGCAATGACCTTAGTAGCAAGGAAGTAATTGATGTCATTGAGTGTGACATCTCTAAATGTAGTGTCTTTAACAAATGAAGTCTCAGCAGTATAACCAGCTGGGAAAGGTCCTGCGGATGTACCACTGGTTCCTAACGCTCTAGCACTGATGCTACAGCCAGGTTGTGCTTGAGTCTGTATTGAAGGAGTAAGAACATCCCATGGTATATTTTGTGAGATAGTAACATTGTCACCACCCGCTGTCAATGTCTTATGTGCTTTGACCCCTGTAATGTTTAATCTATACTTATGAGGACTGTTCAATGTAGTCAATCCACCAAATGTAGATGTATGATGTGTACCATTAATCTTTGTGAGAGGTATACCAGCTAAGTTATAGCATGCTACAGTCGCATTAATTAAATGAGCTGTTCCAGTAGCAGCACCTGAGTTAGTTACTGGATCCCAATTTCTACCACTCACTGAACCTGCATTGTGTCCAACAATATCAATAACCCAATCAGGAGATCCAGTATTGATATTCTCGTATGCGATAATTTCATCACCAATCTTGAGGAAACCAGGATTGGTATCGGATACAGCAGGGGCAGAGTTGCCAGGTCCGATGTTACCACTAGCAGCTGATAAACTAGCTGCTTGAGTAGCATTACCTCCAATACAAACATGGAAGTTAGCTGCCTCTGTCAAGGTAATCTGAGATACACCTGAAGCAGCAAGAGCAACTTTAAGTGTAGTGTCACCTACCTCAGAGGTAACTCCATTCATCACAACATAGTTGAGTGATGACTGCATACCATGATTACTATGGAATACATCAATATATGTGTTGTCGTCTGTAGTAGCAATAGCGTTTGGTAGAGCACTTATAAATCCACCATTGTTCTCTTCTAGAGTTGCGTTATTAAGAATTAACTTAGACTGGTTGAGAGTTGTAGGTAGAGTGAAGTCTGCTCTGTAAATCTTGAACATCAAGTCTTCAAACTGTGATGGTGTCCATGTAGATGCGTTCTGTGACTTGAATAGAACACCGATGTATGGTTGCTCAGAGATCTTCTCTCCTGCGTGAGCAGCATCAATGGCATCTTCACCTAGAAGTGAGATGAATACCTTAAACTGGTTTGAGTCAGATGTGACAACGATAGCATGTTCTTGCTGATGTCCTATGAATACTGGAGACTCAAATATAAATGTTGTTGGTGTGGAAGCATCTGTTGATACAACTACATCCTTTGCTTGCTTGATGACCTTAGAGAATGGAACGATAGTTTGTGTAGGTGTGCCATTTTCTACAGTCCTTATATCAATAGCAACTGGAATCTCAAAGTCTTTCTGTTGGAAGAATAGATCAATCTTAGTTAGATATACACCACCCTCTAGGTTCTCATCCTGAATCAAGAATGTCTGTGCTAGTGGGTCAGACCATAAAGTTCTTTCTTGAGTGAACTTCTGCTCATCAATCTGTGCGTTACGTACAGATATAATAGTCTCCTGTGTGGTCTGTAGGATACCTGTAGCAGCGTACTCTGTCTGTGCTGATGACTCAGACTCACCTTGTACTTGTGAATCATTAGTTGTATCAGATAGACGGAAGATACGTGTACCAGTCTTGAACTTAGGATTAGTTGCTTTGCTTGGGTCAGGTATAAAGAATGTACCTTTAAGGAATCCAGATGGGTCTGTAATTAGTTTTCTCTCTTTAACTTTTGCCTTAGCACCCGAACTTTGTCCGACAAGTATTTCATTCGGGATTGGGTTGCCTGCATATGCTCCGAGAGCTTGAGCAGCAAGAGCACTGGTATCAAGGTTAATCCAGCCGAGGTTCGCGGTGTAGTCTGAGACCGACGATATATTAACGTTCGTGTATGGGTTCGTTGTGTAGTTATCATTAGGTTCTAATATCCTCAATGAGCATCCAGAAGTGAGACCTTTTACTGTCTCTCCAACTTGGAATGGTGTACTATTAGTATCTGCATCATCTGTTGGGTTCTTTGTCACCTCAAGTAGTTTAGGTGTAACGAATGCTTTGATATCTACTCCATCAAAGAATGGATAGAATCTTGTTTTTGGTTTTAGTTTCTCGCCCTTAAATTCTATGTTTCTGGAACGCATGTTCTGTATGTGTTCCACAGATACAACCTTATTACCTAAGCTCTGCTGTTCGATAACAGGTGTAATCTTATGTCTGATACCAGTTCTTGTCTGGTCAGTTCTAATTCTTGTGAATACTTCAGTTCTTGTTCTACGACGCTTACCTTTACCAGTTGTTACCTGTCTTGTCTGTTGTATAGCACCTGACCATGTAGTCTGCCATGATCCCCACTGAATAGGTGTAATACCATTCTGATCAGCGTTGAACTCACGTAAACTTGTCATGTAGTTACCTTCAACAGTAGGTCCTTGGATAGCAGCAAGAGACTTAGTATCTACCCAGTCATCTGAGGCAGGAGTCAACTTGATGTCACCAATAAATGTGAATACGTTGAATGGGTTTACATTCTCTAGAGCAGAAGCATATGGTTGGTCAACTAATACTACATCACTGTATGGCAATGTAACTAGATCACCTGTTTGTTGAATATTTTGAGATGTAGAACTAACTATCATAGGTAAGTTAGTTGTGTAGTGTGCGGGACGTAGATGTCCTTCCTCAAAGTCTACTGATACTCTATAATCCTGATGGAATGTATCACTGGTTGCTAGTGATGCGAAGTTGTCAACAATAAATCCATTCTTGAATCTATCCATACCATTGCTATCTCTAACAGCAAAGGTAGCAGTTTCAGCTTCTAATAATGATAACTGTGTATAGTATTCAAGAGTCTTGATACGCATCTCAAGAGTTTGTATATCTCTAAATGTGTATCTCTTATAATTTGTCTGTGTGATGGTTACATCTTCATCTACATTAAACACATAAGGTTTGATTTCCAATGTAGCAAGAAGCATAGCATCTTCTGGATCAGCTGGGTCTACAGGTGTCTCAGATGCTTCACCCTTAAGGATCACAATCTTAGCATCTTTATTAATACCAACCTTATCAATTCTACCCAAGTAGTATTCGTAGGATAGGATTGTAGTATCTGCCTGACCAGGTATACCTACAAGGTTACCAGTAAATGCTCTGTTAGTGAAATCAAAGTACTCATTATCAGTAAGTAAATATGGAGACTGTCTTGTACCACTACCAGATATTTTATCTGGAACCATGGGACGGAAGTCTAAACCATTTCTAAGAGGAATATCACCGAATAGAGGAATCTCCTTATAATCTTCAGTAGAGTATGAGTCAACACTATAGAATCCATCTCCTGATGTAGTTTGGAATCTATCAAAGATAACTAAGATTCTACGAGTAGGAGCTGCGTATCCTGCCTTCCTTACAATACGAGAGTAATCATAATACTGTTCTCTTTGTCCATTATCTAACTCATAAGATGATGTAATATTATTAGAACCCTGTCTAATTGTTCCTACTGTTATTTTACCACTAGCAGTAGGAGTAGAAATATTTTCATCACCTGTAAAATTATTGTCATTTAACATGACATAGAATACTGTAGTGCTATTAAAGTTTACCACTTGTGCTTTAGCACCTGATGAAGCACCTGTTAATATCTGTCCAATCTCAAGTGTACCTATAAGGTTACTATAACCAAGATTAGGAATCTCAGGATCAGCATCATCTGCTGATTCATATACTGCCTTAAGTTTGAATACGTCTGGGCAACCAAGAGAAATCTGTTTGTCCTCTAGTCTATGTCCATATCCTGCATTGGTATTTGTCAAACCATTAGCTGAAGAACCAGATGTATGATCTATACGCAACACCTTCATACGTTGTGTAGTCTTTGCTTTGGCAGTTCTATTGCTTGAGTAAACTGTAGCAATTACTATAGCAGCTGATGTACCACCGCTTAGTCCAGTAATAGAAGCACTAGCGTCGCCAGGTGATGATGTAGTTGATATACCATTACCTACTGTGTAGGAAGTTCCTGCGTTTGTACCAGCTGTAGCAATTACTTGGAAGTCATCGGCATCTGTGGGATCGCGAAACGTGAGGTTCGATCCTGCTGATAGAGAGAACGCTCCTCCTGTAACTGAGACTGAGTACGATTTTCTGAAGTACCCAAGTGGGGCCACAGCAGAACCAGAAGAATTAGTGGAAGTTGACTTAACAGCATCCTTCGGAATAGGCGATATAAGTGTTCTCTTTTGAGCTTCCCTAATTTGTCCTCTGAGTAAGGTAATACTTCCATTGATTGCTCCATTAGCGATGTTGTTTGATGTGACTCTTTCAATAGCAATCTGCCCTGCATTGGTGATGCCTGTAACTCTAACTTCATGAGCCAAGTTGTTGTTAGAGAATGCTAAGATATCATTCTCTCTTAACTGAGATACAAAGTTAGACAATGACGCAGTTAAGGTAGCAGTTGTATTAGATGACTGACTTGATAATACAGGTGCGTTAGCAGATACACTTGATTGTACATCAAGAATTAGATCAGAAGTAAATCCTGATTTATAGAATGATTTACAGTCAGTAAACTGATAGTCTGTAACTGTACTGATTGTTTGACCAAGAGATGACTGTGGTGTTTCGTCTAAAGCAATAGCTTCTCCAACTTGGAATGTACCTGTAACACCTTCAAATGTAATATTAGAAGCACTACCATTTGTCCTAGAGTATCCAGTAGCACCTGATGACATACCGACATACTTCTTACCACTTACCATACTAACAGAACCACCTAAGACGACATTTGTATGTAAATCAATGTCTGCCAAGTTCATTATGTAAACTGTAGCTGTAGTATCTCTAGCACCACTATCAAATGAGAATCCAAATACTCTTGCTTGTCCTATAGCAGAACCACTAGCAGATCCACCACTAGCAATTTTTCTATTATATAAATCAACTGTATCATATAACTGTACACCACCATATACATTATTGATTCTTACAAAGTTACCAAAGTCAGATGATATAGACTGTGAATCAGCAGCAGCAAATGTTCTTGGTTTAACTACATCTTTAAATGTGTTAGCTAGTTTTTCTGTTCTATATCCTGAAACGTATGCTGTACCTGGTGAGATCTGTACTGCTAGATGCTCCTCTACAGGAGTATTACCATCTTGTGTAGTCTGATCTGATGTGTATACACCATTATTGAATGCGTCGTTAAGGTTCTCTCTTACGTCTATACTAAATCTCTTGACATAGTAATCACCAGACTCTTCCTTAGTTCTGGTTGCTAATACGTCGTTAATAAATCCTAGATCACTACGCTCTACCTTATTCTCGATAGCACCAACATTGGTACGTAGCAATTCAATAAAGTCAGCAGAGTTAGGGTCTGCTAGATTCTTTTTAACCAGAGATAGATTGATTTTGAATCTATCGGCACCTGGTGCTGAGAAGTTTGTACTACCTATGGCATTATCATATAGAGTAGCATCTTCGTCAGCAGTTATAATTCTTTCTTCTACTTTTAAACCAACCTTATATGATGGGTTGTTTGAATACTGGTCTAGTACAAGTGTCTGTTCTGATACAGGTACAAAGTATCCACGAACAAAGTATACACCCTTACCTACGTTTGCTGTAGAACCTACTGCTGTACTATTTGAGTTTAATAACTGGGCTAGGGGTGTACCAGCTACGATAGTAGATGTACTGTATGTTATATCTTCTTCACAAGTTAATATTTCACCAGCTTGGAATACACTGGATGTGTTGTCATCTGCTTTTGTTAGATATGTCAAATAGAATGACACATAACCACGAGTAGATGTAGTAGCACTGATAGAGAAATTGACTCTAGCACGGATGTTTGAAGTGGCACCCTTTACAACCTTGCCATTAAGTGCTTCTCTGTATAATTCTACTGGTAAGTTAAGATAATTATTTTGAACTAATACTACTGGATAATTTCTATTCAGCGTGATACCGCCAGGTACCACCATACTACCTTCCTTATAGACACCTTGACCAAATGTATCAATTTGGTTTTGTAGCAGTGACTGGAGGGTAGTAAGTTCTCTTGCCTGTACTGGAAAGCCAGGTTTAAATAATACTTTTAGAAATCCCTTATCATCATCGAAATCGTCGAAATAAGGAGATATATTCAGGTTAGTATTCTGTGCCATTAGAATTCGATTACTACTTTGAGCTCTTCGTTTTGATCAGCAGATCTTGTTATCGGGTTCCTATTGTCTATGTAGAGGATTTCTCCAGAGTTGATTTCAACTTCTCCATTAGCATATCCTTCAATAAATGACAGTCCTAATTCATAGACAGAAACACCAATAGTGATTTGAGTCAAAGGTACTGAAGAAGTACCAAAGTTCGCATCAGGTGTAGCAGTTACAATATCAGAAGATGTAATTTCATAATTACCCGCAAATTCTATGACGTTACCAGATGTGACACCATCATTTGAATCTTGATAGTATCTCATCACTTTAGTTGTAGAGTCATAAGAAATAACATATCCTTTCGCACCTGTTGTGGTTTGAGAGATAGTTGTGCCAGGTGAAAATGTTCCACTAGGTGTACCAGTTCCAGACTGAGGGAAGATCAATGCTTTTACAGCAGACCTTGTATTCTGATCTGAAATAGAGGTTGTATTATAATCATATGGATTAAGAACCAAACCAACTCTACGGAATGTAAGGTCAGTTGGGAAATCTACAAATGCTGTTGATGTTTCTAGTTTAGAAGCAAACATGAGACGGTAAGCACCGATCTCTCTTGTAGCATCCTTACCATGTCCACCGTTAGGAGGAATGATGATATCGAGAACAGCACCCGATCCACCAGAACCGATGTTAGGAATCAATCCAACATCTATTGTTGCGAAACTATAGTTAGAACCTGAGTTAGTAACAGTCACGTTAGTAACAGATCCAGACTCTACAGTCACAGAACAAAAACCTTGAGTACCACCATTTATTTCCCAGTCACCACGAATAGGTACGTTGGTGTAGGTATCATTATTATATCCTTGTCCTGCGTTCTCGATAACAACTGTATCAATAGAACCAGGTCCAGCAGCAGCCTGTACTAAACTATTCTCAAGTACAGGGATAAACTCTGTAGTAACAAATTTTAGAATATTATCAGCATCAATAGTATACATATACTTCCAACGATACTTGTACTCAGATGAGTCGTTGGTTTCAATAACTGTTGTTGATGTTCCTGTTGGTTCAACCAATGAAGGTCTACCTCTAGGATATGTTGGAGACTGACCATTATACAAACACTTATATACGTTGAAGTCAGAGTTCATCACATAGAAGTTTGAGTCATATAATCGTGTCGCACCATTAGCAGTAGTTTTAGCAGGACTATAGTCAGGTTTGTACATGGAATATGTACGACCAGTTCCACCAGTAGTCTCTGTAGGATCTATCCAATCTACTCTAGGTACAACGAGAGAAGTGTCAGTAATGTCTACTCTCTTGAACGCAACTGAATCCGCATATGCTAAACGATGATAGGTGAAACTATCAATAGGCTCGTTAGTAGGTGGGGAATCAGGTGAACCCCATTCTTTAGCTCGTCCAACAAACAAATACACTTTATTTGCGTCCGATCCAGAGCTGCCCAAAGTATTACGAAATGCTTCGGCTGCGTAAATTCTAAATTTATCGGTTACAAGTGCCATTAGTATAGGGCTTTATAGGTTATTTATACTGTATAAACACGGATAGTTGGAAGGATCTCCATTGTACCCGTTGCTGTCAAAGATACTGGTAAAGTTATAGTGAAGTTAGTATCATTCACACGAGTGATCTTATACGTTCCATTGAGTGAATTTGCTGGCCAATTTCCAATAGCAGATGTAAATCTGATGAATCTCTCCATACCAGTTTGGAGATAATGATTGGCAGCCATTGTGATTACACAATTAGTTCCAGTACTATTGAAGTTTCCAGATGTAGGACCATTAGCATAACCAAATCCAAGAGCAGTTCCTGTATTCTTGAATCCTCTACCGTTTGTAGTAACAGTAAATGTCTCTGCTGAGTAATCTACAGAACCATATAAGATTCTTTCACAACCCCATGTTGATGTTGAGGCATTCCAGAAAGGAATTAACAACTCACCGTTAGATGGGAATCCAACACCATTACTATAATATGCGTCAAGAACAGGAATAGTAGCAGTCTGCTGACCAATAGAACCAGTTAACTGTGTAGTGTATAGGAATGTACCATTAGATACTGCTCTGTCTCTCTGAGTCCTCTCTAAAGCGAGTGGATGATATGGTGTGACAGAAGGAGGAGTATTATAATTAGAACCACCTTGTAGGTTTCTAATGCCAATAACTCTACCACTACCTTGTTCGATTTCTGTCTCAGCAAATGCTCCAGATCCACCTCCACCACTAAAGATTAGGAATGGAGCAACCTCATAGTTAGAACCTGAATCAATAATACTGACTTGAACAACTACTCCGTTTACAACAGTAGCAGTGAATACAGCAACATTAGGTCTTAGACCTGTATATTCATATGTATCTAAGGAGGAGGAACTCGCTATAGTAGCAAGTCGTCTATCATCTCCTTCAGACTGTACCTGTATGATGTCGCCAGGATCAAGGGCAGAATATGTATCCTCTATCACAATATCTAGATCAGAACCAGTATAGATGTAAATTAATACCTCACTACCAGCTCTAGGTGCTTCACTAAACTCAAGAATAGAACCATCTAGTGTATATGATACTTCAGGTTCCTGATATACACCGTTCAAGAACATGATAAGGTTGTTAGCAGGAATAACTTGAGTAGAATCTGATTCTAGTGAGAATGGTTGATCATTCTTCTTAAGAATAAATGTCTTCTTCGTACCGTTCATGAATGGTGCGATAGAGTCCATATCTTGTAACTGTCCCACATAGAAACAGTAGAAGTCCATATTACCTTTCGGTGCTTCAGTAAAGTTGATTGTGGATGGTGTACCAGAGTAACTATATGATGAACCCAATTCCTGTATGTGTGAGTTCAAGAATAATAAGAACCTGTCATTAGCAGGAAGTGTATATCCTGATCCACCTATAGTAGCAGCGAACGCAGTTGTTGTTCCGTTAAATGTAACTGTCTCTACTTCAACTTGGAAGGAGTTGACTACTGTACCACCAACATCAGCAGCATTTACACCAAGTACGTCTGTATTCTTATATCCGTCTCCACCACTGACTAAAGTTACACTTGTCACAGCACCTGTAGTCCTTGCTATAGGAGTATTGAGTGTGCCAGCTGCTGTAGAAGCAGATCCACCAGTCAGTGACAATGTAGGTGTAGAACTATATCCAGCTCCTGTCTCTTGTACAACTATTCCTTCTAAGTGTCTACCTACGATAGCAGATGCTGTAGCAGTTGTAGTTATTGTGTCGGCAGCATTCGCAATAATCTCAACAGTGACATCATCATATCCAAATCCACCTTCAGCAACCGTAATACCAGTGACAGCCCCACCACCCACAGTAGCGGTAGCAGAAGCATTAAACCCAGTCCTTGAAGTGATGCGAACTGTTGGTGTGTTATTATATCCAACTCCTCCTGCGATGACTCCGATTGATTTGACATAACCTCTTTGTGCTAATACTGGTGCAAATGATCCTGCTGTGGTTGGTGATCCACCTGATATCTGAACTGTAGGAGCAGTCTCATAACCATCACCATGATTACCTACTGTTCTAGTTATACCAGAGAAGTTACCCTGATTCAACGCTGTATATGCTAGATCCATCAAGGTATCAACAGTTGCTTGTACAGCTGTACATGCTTCTCTAACTCCATAACCTTGCTTCACAGCGTTAGCAGTAGCAGTCAAGAATGTATGTGTATAGTTTCCACCAACTGTAATAGCATTGCTGAGAGATGATGCGTATACATGTGTGGAAGCATTCGTAGCAGCAATACCAACGTTAACTGTAATCCTGTCAATAGAAGAACGTACAATACCTAATGGTTGATCATATGCCTGATCTTTCTTCTGTTTTAATCCATTTGATGTAGCAGATACAAATGTATGTGTTGTATTATTTGTAGATGGTACAAAGTCTAATACTCTTACTTTGAATGTGTCAGTAGTGACATTTCTAATTCTCAACCATTTACCTGATACTGGATCAGTAGCACGTGGATATGTGTGGTTAGTATTATCACCATCTTCAGCACATGTAAATGTCAATGAGTCATCGTCAAACTTAACGTAGTCACCCTTTCTCATAGAGTGTCCAGCTACAGTAACTACCATGTCACCGTCAGCAGGAGTGTATACAGCGTTGGTAACTGTGTGGTTGATTATATCTGTTCTTGGGTATGAGTGAGTAGAACTGCTACTTCCTGCTATACCAACGTTGACTGTAATAGTTGTGGCTGATACCGCTGTTATTGCTTCAGCAACACCTGATGATGGGTCACTTGCTCTAGGATATGGATGATTAGTTGCGTGGTTGTCAGCATCACAAGTAAATGTAACTGATCCATCAGCAAAGGTCACTGTATTAGATGTGGTCAAACTATGTGTACCTATCTCGACTTCCATGACACCTGTGAGTGGATCATAGGTTGTTCCTGTCGCTGCTGTGAATGTTCCTGACGCTCCACCACCCGCTGTGATACCATTTGTAGTACCAGATACGAATGTATGAGTTCCAACAGCAGCATCACATGTGAATGTAATACCACCATCAGCAATCTTAAGACTTGTGCCTCTAACGTGTAGATTATATGCTACGACTGCCTTGAATATGTGAGCAGTTACGTTAGTAGATGGAGCTGTGTTTAATACTTGTACTTTAAATGTATTTCTTGTTACGTCTGTAATAGGTTGCCATAGTTCACTGATAGGATCACTGCCTCTAGGATAAGCATGATCACTAGCATGACTGTCTTCATCACATGTGAATATAATTGAGTTGTCATCTATAATAATTTCATCTGTAGGTGTCAAACCATGATCCTCACAGGTTACAGTCATGATACCTGTAGTAGGATTGTAGTCAGCACTGTCTATAGTGAGTGTTCTTTCAGATCTTAGTCCATGAGGTAGGACTACAGCACCTGTTGTAGCAGATTGGAAGGTATGAGTATGTCCACCACCACTCTGTACAGCGTCAGTAGCAACATAACCTGGTTTCCATCTGTGAGTAGATGTGTTTGTAGATGGTGTAGAACTTAATGACTGAATAGTTATAGATGTGTCTGTCACAGCAGTAATTGCTAGAGCAGCTCCACTAGCAGGGTCACTAGGTCTTGGATATGAGTGGTCTGTCTGATAGAAGTCCATCAAACACTGATATACAAGAGAGTTATCTGTGATTGTAATAGAATCACCAACCTTGAGGATGTGATTACCGATAGTCAACTCAACAAGACCTGTAACTGGGTCGTAGTTTGAACCTGTTACAGTGTGATTGACTAAAGGACTAGGTCCTACGTTGACTGTGATTGTATTAGTATCTTTAGCAATAATTTTTAGTGCCTTATCATAGAATGGATCTTTACCAAATCTAGGATACATCTTAGTAGCATTATTACCATCCATTGTACATTTGAATCCTAATGATTCAGGTCTGAACATAATCTCTTCACCAATCTCCATGCTATGTGAACCAATGTTCACTGTCATAGAACCTGTATTAGCATTGTAGGTAGCCGCAGATACATTGAACTGTGTGTTATAGACTTCCATGTCCATGTCACCAGTAGCAGGGTTATAAGTAGCACCTGTGATCTGATAATTTACAGTAGGAGACTCTCCAACGTACAATGTAATTGTAGTGTTTGTTTTCGCAGTGATAGGAAGGGATTTGCGGTATGCCCAGTCTGTAGATCTAGGATATTGATGGTGTGTAACACTACCATCTTGAGCACACTTGAATGTCAATGACATATCATCAAGTTTAACTCTTGTTCCTACCTCTAGACTATGAGATCCTATTGTTATCTCTACTTGTCCTGATGTCGCAGTGTATACAGCGTTAGTTACGTTGTACTGAGTAGCATCAGTGCTCTGATATGCTGTAATTGTAGGATCTTTATACTGTGTCTTAGTTGTAAGGTTAAGATGTGAGTATGTCTCGAATGATTCTTGCTGTATTGCCTTCAATACCATCTGACGTGCTTCTTCAAACACATAGAGTGTCTCTGACTCCTCACCTTGTACATGATTACCTACAAAGTACATGTTGAGTGTGTCATATAGAGTATGGTTACCACCGTATGCCACGTTAGTAGCAACTGCGTTTAGTACATCTCTTGTATCAGACTTACATTGTCCATCACCTAAACCAGGTGCGTTGAATCCAGTAGGAGCAGTCCTTGTAAAGGCACTCATTGTGTTAGTATCAACTGCCACCTCTACAATATTCATTAGAGTGTGTATAGTCGCTCTAGCACTAGCACACTTATTATCAGATCTAGTAATACCTCCATCATACTTCTGTGTCTCACCATGATCACCAACTACAGTCACCGCTTCATTAGCAATAACTTGTCTGGCTATCTTGTCAGCCTCACGGAAGGCATAAATGGTATGAATCTCTTCACCTGCTACATGAGCACCATCAACATAGTACTTGGCAGCATCATATACTTCACTGTTACCACCAAACTTAGCATTGATAGCAACTGCCTCTAATACATCTCTTACATCATCAACACAGTCCTCATCATTACCTGTAGGTTCTACAAATAGAGTTGGTTCTGTCTTAGTGACATGATTCATTAAGTCAGTATTGATAGCAGTAATAACAATATCAATAAGCGTAGATATAGCGGACTTAGCACTAGCACAACCGTCGTAGATGTAAGTAACGTCTTCAAAGTACTGTTCATAACCGTGATCTCCTGCGATTGATACCGCTTCATTTAAAATAATCTTGTCTATCAGACCTTTCATCTGATTGGTAGCAGCGATTGTCTGCTGTTCTTCACCTTGTATTACACTTCCAGAACTATATGCTGATGTGTAGTAGTAGGCAGCATCGTATACTTTATTATTAGCACCAAATAGTAAGTTGAAAGCAACCGCTTCCAATATATCCATCAAGTCATCTCTACAATCCTGTTCTGTATATCCTTGAGCATGTGTATAACCAGGATAGTCAATAGTCTTGAATAGGTAGTATGCTTCCCAGACAATAAAGTCTTTGTTTGCCATAATCAAGTTATAGGCATCAAAGTGTCTCTTGTTAGCAATAGTATATGGTATATCAGCATGCATCCTATCGACTGCTTCTCTAGAGATGAAGTCTTTGTTCATTAAGATAAGGTTAGCTGCGTCTGCTACCTTGTTGTCTGTAGGTGTACCATACTTATTCATCAGTCCCACAGCAATGTCTGCTATGACTCCTGCGTTGTTGTCAATCAGTGTTCTAGCATCAGCATATTTGTTATCGGTGACAAAAGTAGCACTATCGAGGACATTTGTTACAACTATGTTACCAGTTGCCCCCGATCCGTCTGATAATTTGTTAGTGAATGAAACTCCATTGTATGTACCAGGTGTATAGCCCGTACCTTGATATACTCCATCAGTTGTATTCAGGGCGGTGATAACATCTCCAAACTGATCTAACTGGAAGTTTCCAGAGATATCAGATCTCTTGAAGTACATTACGATAACTGTTGAGTTCCTCATAGGAGCTTCTAAGAATGTTATCGTACTACCTGATAGAGTGTATGATGCAGGGTTCTGTACAATACCATTGATAGTAACCATCAACTGATTTTTACTTGTAGGTGTTGTTGCTGTACCTCTAGTTCTTAACTGGAAGTTTGTATTGAAGTCATCAAACTCTACAGTTAGTTGATGCTGTGAATCTGTTGATAGTGCTGAAATGTCTACAGTAGTATCGGCAACACCAACATTGATTGTTACATCATTACCATTTACAGCAGTGATTGCTAATGGTGTATTATACGCAGGGTCAGTTGAACGTGGATATGCGTGAGTAGTAGCATGGTTGTCACCCGCACAAGTAAAGGTAAACGCACCTAATCCCAATGTAATTGTATGACTGGTAGTCATTGTATTACCAGAAACCGTGAATGTTAACTCACCACTTGTAGGATTATATGTCGCAGTAGAAGGTGTGCCACTAAATCCATTACTACCTGTAATTGGTAAGGCACTTACAAATATATGAGTAGATCCACCGAATGTGGTAGATAATTTAAAGTTATCGTCATCTACACGAGTAACATAGTATTGTCCTACAGGTAAACCACCTAGAGTTACACCATCTCTAATATTAGGATAGTTACCTACATTCTGAGTTGGAACGTTGCCTGGATTGTCAATCGCATCCCAAACAATTTGAGCTAATACAGTTATAGCAGATTGTACATCAGCACATCCACCAGGATCTTGTGTGATTGTGACATCAGTGAATGGTAATAGGTTTTGAATTGCTTGTATGGCTAGATCTCTAGCATACTGTATGGCAGCTATAGTCTCAACTGTCTCACCAACGATATAGTCTATAACACCACCAACAATATACGTCTCAGCAGCATCTACAGAGAATTTGTTACCACCATAGCGTAAATCATTACACCATGCGATAACTATAAGTCTTAAGTCTCTAGCACATGTGTCTGCGTTGTAATCTGGTTTAGTTCCATCAGTTAAGTTAGGATAACTCTGCTCTAACCATGTAATAGTGGTAGAGATGATGTAATCTATGTTACCTAATATCAAATTACGAGCATCTTGGAATCTATCACCCTGTACAAGATAGGATACTTTCTGATTAGATAATAATCCATGATTAGTAAAAGTAATAGTCTCATTTGATATGTCTACAACATTAGTATCTGTACCATCAAAAGTAATTGTCCTCTGATTGATAGGATCTATCTTATCAACAACAGCAGATAGAATCTTTCTAACGTCAAGTAACTGTTTACCAACAACCTGAATATTAGTTGGGACTGTTGCTGTATAATCTGGTTTACCAAGTACAAAGTTCTCGATACGAGCTAACTTACCTGTGTTAGACGCAGATGGTTTAGGTACGAAGAAGGTTGTACCATTGAATGACTTATTCTCGTCACCAAATCTTTGCTCCCACCAATCATTAGCATCTGGATTGGAAGGATTATAATATGATCTACGTTGATATCTCTTGAATGCTGCTTGTGATACAACCTGTGTACCTAATACTCTAAATCCAGCTGGATGAGCAGAGTTCTTGAATTGATTCTTCCATTGATTAACATTAATAGGAGAATTTACAACATAGGAGAACTCTTGGTATCTGTCACTATCATAAAGACGCTGATCGTTAAGGTCAAGTATACCAGTAGTACGCTTAAACTCAGCAGTAGCAGTGGCGATAGGTGATACAGTAAAGTTAGCGATTGATCTGTCAAAGTCATGTATTTCTCCAAAAGCATTAGACTGTAAACCGAAGACTGGTTGATTAAGAGCAAACTCTCCTACCTGTACCTCAACTGATAGCACTCTACCTTTAGAATCCCATGCTTTTACTATACCCTGAGCAGAGAATGAATCTACAGATGAACCTTGATATACCTTCTCACCAATAGCAAATGAAGCAGGAGTCATTGATACAGTGATATCATCTCCTAAGTCTATAGTAGTTAAGTTAAATGTTGAAGTACCACCAGTACCAATAGAAGGAGGACTTGTTATTGTTATAGATGATCCTGCCATAGCATTTGCTAGTGTTGTTGCTAACTTAAGCTGGTTGCTAGCAAGACCATTAGCAAGTGTAGGTGCTATAGCGTAGTATGTCTGATTTTCTACTAAAGGAGCTGGTAATGTACCATCAATCTCTATTAAGTCTACTTTTGTACCTAGAGGTATCTTAGTATCGTATGGGAAGTTAAGTGTACTATTAGATTGTAGAGGAGTAAATGAATGTGTGATTCTTGCTTGTACAGCAGGAGTAGATGAATAACCTTTACCTGCATTTGCTATTGTAATTGCCTGAATAACTTCGTTGTCAATAATAGCATCCATAACTGCACCGCTTCCACCTCCACCAATGAGTTCGATGGTTGGTTTGGTAACGAAGGATCCACCTCCGTTTGTAACAGTGAAGAAGTCAACGATTTGAGTTCGTGTGAGCTGTAAATTATAGTTTGTATTAACGCTTGGTTTAAGGGTTCTATCATGACTGTAGTTGTACGTGATATTATCTCCACCAAGACTGATGATCTTACCTAGATCACTAGACTTGAGTAGTATAGAAGCACCATTACCAGTACCTTGCTTAATTGTAATAATAGGAGGATTTTGGAATCTAGTTCCTGCGTTCTCAATAACTACTGAACTTACAGTCTCATCTATAATCTCAGCACGTAATACAGCGTCTATACCTGTACCACCAGAGATCTGAACTTCAGGAGCAGATAAGAAACCTGAACCAGAGTTAGATACAACAACCTGATCAATAGAAGCATCTATGGTTGTACCTGTGACTGCCTTACGTACATAGTCGAGAGAGTCAACTCTAAGAACAAAGTTATCCGCTGAACTACCACCTGTAATATCCTCACCACGAACAGTGATAAGGTCACCTAGTGAATAGTTTGCTCCACCCGCTAATACGTTAGCAGTCTGTACGTCTTGTGTAGACGCAGAAATGATAACTTGAATTGATGCCCCACTACCACCTGTAGGAGCTACAGATTCCTGTGATACTGTGTATGTACCTGGCGTAAAGTTAGCAGATGTGTTCTGACTATTGACGCTAAGGGTTAATACACCACCGTAGTATGGGTCGTCAATGTATATAGTTGGTGCTGTACGGTAATTACTACCTCCATTACCGTTTATAGCGATATTACTGATAGTTCCTATCTCAGGACCTGAGGAAGGAACGATAGCAGCAACATTTGCTTGCTCACCTGATACTGCTGTAATAACTGCTTGGTTTGATCCTGCGAATATCTTATTAGTAGCAGCTATAGCAGAAGTGAACATAATGAAACCACGAGTAGTAGCACCCACTAGGTTATTACGTAATGGTTGTACTCTGAGTGTAGATGTATTAGGATTCCAACTGATTACCTTACCTCTAGCAGTGTCACCGTCTAGAACTAACTTAGATGCTATAACGTCACCTGTATTGAAGTCACCAAATATCTCATCTAGTGTTAAATCTACAAAGTCTGGCATAGAACAGACAACAGCAGGAGGATTAGCACCATCATATCCAATACCCGCATCAATAACAGCTACGTCTTCTAGTTTACCTGAGATAGTAGCAAATGCTGTAGCACCACCACCTGACCTCTCCACACTTGTGAATTTGGGGAATGTAGAATAGTTTCTACCTGGATCACCAATGTTGATACTAGCAATACCACCTGAAGGGAATATAGAGTTAGTAGAATATGAGATCTCATTAGCAGATGTATAATTATTTTCTGGTTCTCTAGCAAGAATGAACTCAATCGTAGTAACAGTAGGAATTGCTGTGACTGTGTTTGCTCCTAAGAATGGATCATTAACTACACTCAGATAGCTTCCTGTGATTGCTCCATTGATATCAAAGTAGAATAATGTGCCAGGTACATCATCTAATGATATGGTGATTGATATTTGTTCTCCTGTAACTGGATCATTTTCTGCTCCAACAATATTTTTATATGTGAATACGTTAGTATTCTCTTTATCAAAGGTAAACTCTAGTCTCTTACCAACGTTAGATGAATCTGTAGTATTAAACTTGTATAGATGACCATTGATAAGATCTAACTTAGGTTCTTTGACATATACTACACATGCTGTAGTAATAGCAGTATCAGTTATAATACCAACTGCTTTCTTGAACTGGAATCTTCTTCCTGTGCTTATACCTGTAACTGTGAACGTACCATCATAGTCAACTGGGTTAGTTCCTGTGATGATAACCTCATTACCTATGGTTAGTTGATGAGCAGCTGACCCTCTAGCAGTAAACTCTTGATTTATCTTAGTAGGAGTGATGTAGAATCCATTGACACCTCCAATGTCGCTAGTGACAACTGGATCTAACTGTTCATTGTTATAATATCCACTACCTTCCTTTGTTAGAGTAACCGATGTTACCTCACCGCTGTTACCAACGACAATAGTAAACTCAGCACCTTCACCTGATGTAGCAGAACTATTAACAAGTGGAACATTAGTATATGTGCCAGGTGTACCACCACTACCAGCTAACATTGTCCATTCATCTTGTACTAGACCACCAGTCTTTTTAACATTACCAATGTTTACAGAGAAGTCTTGACCTGTACCACCAATACTGTTGATACTAGCAGATAATATATCTTCATTCTTGTAATTCTTACCTGTATTCTGTATAGAGACGGATGTGACTGTATTTCCACTTACAGTGATATTAGCAGAAGCATTTTGTCCTGAACCGCCAGTTAGAGGTATATTTGAGTAACTACCATCTGTAAGTCCTGTACCGCCAGTAATAGTGATATTAGCTTGTAATATTCTACCAGGTGAACTAATGATGAAATTAGTCAAATCGAAGTATTTAAAGTGATATTTGTCGTTTATAATCTTTACATCCAACTCACGAGTGTATTGGTTGTTTCCAATCGCAATATCAATCGTATCGCCAAGTTTTAGGAAATGGGCAGTGCTTGTAGTGATAGTTCCCGTAATTATGTCTGTAGTCGAGTTTACTCCAGAAACAATCGCAGAAGTTCCCGATCCAGAGATTTTAGACACTCTAGCGGAAACACCGCTTCCTCCAGTGCCTACTTCGTCAAATATCAGTCTATCGTTAACTTTATAGTTAAAACCTGGACCTTCGATCAAATACTGATCTAATCCACTTGAGAAGTACCTATTTGTCGCAGATACGAATAATGAGTCAACAGAACCACCTTGGATGCTTGGGAAGAAGTCAAAGTACCCAATACCGACAGTTACGAAGCCAATGAAGGAATTATCGTTTTCTAAGACAATAGGAGTCGTAGAATCTTCCATAGCGAGTATATACTCGATTGGATTGCCTTTATTCTTTCTTCTTACTAATGCTGTGTCTGTAGCAACATATGGACGCTTATAACGAACTGCGTCTTCTGTAAAGTTTCTTTGGAGTCCATTTCCCTTCCAGTTGACTGAATCTGCCTGAGAGTAGTAATTAGGACCTACAAAGTAAGGAAACTTCGGATTTCCAGTCGTTCCGTCTAATGCTGTGAAATATGCGTATATTCCAGTTGGATATTCGGGAGTTACGCAGAATCGACCATTATACTGATCTAAGTCGCCTAATCCTTCAATATATTCGTAATCTTCAATATATGTTCCCATCTTATCGGTTTGTGCCAAATCATTACCAACTAACGCATCTCTTTCCGTTCTGATGCGATATGAGCTGATCATTTGCTTTATTTCATTATATGGGTTCTTATTCTCTCTATCTGTGTATCCGTAAGGTCCGTAGATGGGATGTCCGTCAAATGACCATCCTAAGATTGGTGAATGCCTTGTTGGGTTTAATTCTGCGTATGTTGTGTCACTTACGTTATCTCCAAGTAAGAAACGCAACTTTTTAGGATTATATAAGTATCCGTACTCTCCACCATAGATTCCGAAGTTAGCACCCTTAATTGATACACCATTATTACTATCTGCTATTTTAGGTGATACAAACAGTGGATCTCCAACTTCATCCGCACTAGCAGCTAAGTTCTGCGTCAATATAGGTAATTCGACTTGGAATGTAGCTCCAGAGCCAGGATAGACAATATCAACAGTTGTTATACCTGAAGTGTAACCTATACCGCCATTTGTTACGGTAATACTAATAACTTGCTGTGTAGCAGAGTTTATACTCGCAAACGCAACAGCACCAACTCCATCTCCGTTAATAACGACATCAGGAGCACCATAGTAGTTACTACCACCAAATGTCAAGATAATAGATACGATTCTACCATTTACAATAGATGGATAAGCAACAGCACCAGATCCAGACACTAGAGTGATATTTGGTCTCTCATTGTAGTTTGTACCATTGTTTGTGATTGTTATACCCTCAGCTTCTAATCCACCACGAACAACCGCTGTAGCAGTCGCACCTTGTCCTCCACCACCAGATATTACCACTGTAGGTATAGTTTGGTATCCTGATCCAGTTGCGGACACGGATATAGCAGTAACGACTCCTGCGGTGATTGTAGCAGTCGCAGATGCTTCAACTGTAGGACTTCCACCTACAATACCAACTGTAGGAGCTTCCGTATAACCAGATCCTCCGCTTTCTACGTTTACCGCAAATAATGAACCAGATACGCTTACAGTAGCTTCAGCAGACAATCCTTCGTATTCCCAGAGGCAACCACCGTCTTGTACTGGGTCTGGAGTTGTATGTGTAGGTTCTTGACCTAATTCTGCGGTTTTACCGCTTCCTAAGTTCTTATATCTGTATCCTAGACTATTTCTGATTCTTTGGTTAATAAAGAACGATGTACCTGTTCTGTGCCTTGGTTCAAACTCTACAATCGGTGGATTAGTGATATCATATCCAGATCCCGCATTTAAAACAGTAATTGACTTTACACCACCAAATAGTTTTGTTTCGTCTGATTTATAGGAGAAAAACGGTACTCCGTTCACACCAAAACCAACTTGACCCACTGGAGTCGCAGTTTTAACAGATTTAGTAGTTGTACTGAGAGGAATGCGTTTTAGATATCTCTGGTTGCCAGGATCTATATCTCCAGTGCCAAAAGGTCCTATTTCGTGACCTGGTATACCTGGTGACGCAATTATCGCATTTTCTGTAGATCTGTAGACATTCTGTATATCAGATGGTGTATCTTGTAATGATAGACGTATAGATGTGTCAGTTGACGTAGTTTTCGCAAATTCACGTGTAACTAAGAATGGTACGTCTACACCACGGATAGGAGTGCTAGGAATTAGAATACTAAACTCAAAATTGGTACTTACACCAAGTACAGTGAATGATGAGTTATATACGTCCTCTGGAGCGTTCAAAATGACAACTCTATCTTCTCTTCTTAATCCATGCTCTTGTTCAGTCGTAATATTCGCTACAACACTGCCATCTGCCTTTGGAGCGTCTAAAACTAGCAATGTTCCGTTTAAGAGCTTCTTAACATTGTATATGAAGCTTTCCCATATAGGATCTAACGCATCAAAGCCTGGTTCTGATGGTGTGGTGACTTTTGAGTCCTGTAAGTAATATTTACCGCCACTTTCAATAGATATTCCTCTTGTACCGCCAAATACCTTAAGACTGATCTTAGATTGGTCTCTATTGCTGTATCCGAAGATTTCATAAGAAGATGTAACCTCAGAACCCGCAATATGTGGAGCATTGACTGTATTTTCTCTCGCACGGGTACATCCAAGGAACTGGGTGACTGTTTTGTCTGTATAGTTGATAATTTCATCATCTATACGAATAGAGCCGTTTTGTTCTGGCCATCCGATAGTAGAATCGACTGATATGACATTTTCCGTAAGGTTGGAACTTAGATCTTCGGAAAGGAGCGTTTTATACGGAGTTGTAAAAGTTCCATCGCCATTTTCCGTATCTACATCCAATTCATAGATCTTTCCGTCTTCGGTAAACACCTCAACCACGGATTTTACGTAAATACGTGCGGAATTGACAAGATTGTCGTTTGGATCGTTCTCTTGGTATAATACTTCTCCTGTAAGTTCTACAGGGTTTCCGCTTATCGCTGTAGCACGAATAATCTCTCTTACAGTGTAAAATGCGTCACTAGGTTTGAATATTCTGTCTTTAGGGTACTCAATAACTGCTTCTACACCAAAGAGTACTCTCATCAAGTATTTGAATGATCTCGATGTACCCTTAGAAGCATAAAAGTCTTTAAGATGCTTAGTAACTGTTGATTGCTGAATAGCAGGGTCAAACTTAGAAGGGAAAGACGCAGCAAATTGATCTCTAAACCTTTGTAGTAAGAATAGAGGTAAAAGGTTGTTTAGGTTGACTACTGTAGCACCAAAAGCATGGGTAGCTGCTACTGAGGAAGTAAACGTATACTCTGATAGTTCACCAATCTTGGTAGTAGCATGAAATCCTCTAACACAGTCCTGAAATTGTGTTTGTGACCTGTTCTTGTAATATATGATCTCTTCGTCTATCATCAAGAGACCTTCTTTTGGAAAATCTCTAGTATTTCCTACATCAATGACTGTTGAGTCAATACTGATCCCAGAGGACGCTGTAGTCGACTCTACAAGGTCATTAAGCTTGTCTATGTTATAATATTCATCTATGTTCTGTATTACATCAACTGGGTTACCTTTCAATTCCAGTGATTTATAGTAATACTTGACAAATTGTATAAAGTCAGGATAATCCTCTTGGATAAACTGAGGCATTTGCTCCTCAAGTCTATCCGAGATTTTAGATCTAGATTCTGGCGAAACCGAAGCATCAATCGGGTCAACTGTGACCTCAGTTTGAGGTGTGACCCACGACGCTACTCTCCACGACGATTGCTCAGCTGGCATTACTAACTATAACTCGATTCTGGTACTACACCTGTTCCAGAAGTGTTTGAACCACTGGAAATCTCATCATCAATTACATTTACGACTAGATTATCTATACCCAATGTCAAATAGGTCTCTCTAAGAGAAACAATGTCATTAGATTCTGGAACTACAGAGAATTGTATGATTCTATCAGTAGAATTGACTACTTCGGTAATTACCAAGTCGTTAATGGTAATTTCTCCGCGATCATAGTCAATAGTTCCCCAGTTACCACCGATATACTGTTTTGAACCATCTGAGTTCACATAATAGAGACGGATAGTTCCTAATCCATCATCATTCAAATAAAACACCTGATTTCCACCATCAGCACGTTTGAAACCATTAGTTCCGAGTGTTGGGGAAACTTG